TTTTTTCCTGCGCTCTTGTCCATGTCCTGTTCGTCCAACATGGCTTCACCGCTGGGTTCATTGTCCATCAATACTTGATCTACTTCTGTAGGCTCGCCACTGTTTCTTACACGGAAACAACTTTCGTCTATGCCCATGGCTTTGACGTGTGTCTCTATTTCTGGCGGGGTTATGGGGTATTCGCAGATCACTTCAAATATGGTAACTTGCTTGTTTTCCTGTCCTGGAAAATCCAGTGGCAATTTTTGTATAGGTGTGGTTGATAGCTTTTCAAAGGTCATGACCTTGCAGCTGTCTAAGCGTGACTTCAGTGCTTCTTGAAATTTTTCAGGAACATCGCCCGCAACTTTGATCTTGAAGCTGTAAATTTTTTTGTTTTCGACGAGATATTCTTTAAAAGTTTTCATATGAGTATTTATGCTTTTCCGCTTAATTTTTTCAGCAGTTCGTTGCGATCTGTGATCACATAGCCCTGCCCGTTTATTACCCCACCGGGATCTACCCCAGCATCGTTGTCTATTTTTAGTTTTTTCAGCTGTAAATCCACAGCTTTGAGTTTCTTTTCTATCTTGTTGCTTTTGGCAGTGATAGCGTTGCCCATCATTGAGCTGGCTACTTCAAATATCCTACCTGAATATCTTACTTCTACATTCATGCCAAGATCCATGAGATCATCATAGGCCTGTTCTGCTTTTTTAGCAAGATTATCTAGTTCTTGCTCATCAAGATTTTCTAGTTCTTGTATATGTGGCAGCGTTTGTACTATCTTTTGTACCGCTTGATACTGATCATCAAGACTGTTGATTTCTTCATGCACAGGCGGAGGAGGTGCTGCCGGCTCAGCTTGAGATTCTAAATCAAACAGTTCTTCTAATTTTTTAGTCATATCATACTTATCTGCGTTTGGTGCCTTGATGGAAAATATCACCTTCATTGACCACCCTAAACCTAATGCCCTGCTGTTTACACCAAGCTGTGGCAGCTTCCCATTTGGCCATGTTTTTAATATACTGCTCTTGATTGTATCTGCTTTTGCCCACTGATTCTCGTAGAGTTTGACTCTGTGGTTTAACCTCCACCACCTCTGCATGTTTCTTGCCAGTTTTGTCTTTGTAGACCACAAAGAAATCCGGCACATATATTGTGTATTTGCCCGTCATGGGATCTCTATAAGGTATCTGTATGCTTTCACTGGCCCAATTTTCAACACCTTGATGTTCATCTAACATGCGCATGAACACAAACTCCCAAGAACTACGTGCCAATGGTGTTTTCTTTCCCACATACTTGGCAGGGTTTTTCATTTCAAATCGTCCCTGTGCGAATTTAGGCATTAGGCAGCTATGTTTCTTATTTGATTGGGTTTCACATCGCTGGTTCTGAAGCCCAGCAATGATGTGGGCACACGATTGTTGTTGAGTATTTCAGCAACTATCTGGCTTAGAGAAACTCCTGGAAAATTCTTTAGTGTATCTAAGATTTGAAAAATAGGTGTGCCGTCGATCTTGGCCTGTCTCAGGATCACAGATGCTGAAGTAGAAGCAGCATCAAGATCGAATCCAGCCTGTTGGAAAAAACTTACAGCAGCAGTGACATCGTTGGCTGGAAACTCTAGGGCAGTTTCTCCATAGTTTTCAAAATATAATTTGGTTGCCGCTGCACTGTCCTCGATAGGCTGAGCTGGTAAATTAGTAGCCATGGTTAATCGCCTGTGATATTTCGTTGCCTAGCATCTGTGGTAGTTTCAGTGCTGGCACTTTTTGGAAACACAGCGCCAATAACTCCGCCTACCCTATTTGCTGCTTCTGTGATGTTTCCTGGATTGCTCAATATGTTTATGGCTTCGCTGGCCAATTGGTCTTTGCTGAGACTCTTGAAATTTTTATAGGTATTGAAAGTCTTGGCCAAGGTACCTATGAAACCTCCAGGTGGGGTAATAAACGGGCAGGGCTATGTGATCACAGATCGCAACGAACTGCTGAAAAAATTAAGCGGAAAAGCATAAATACTCATATGAAAAC